CGCTGGGGCGGTGACTACAACGGTCGCCCAGACGCTATGCACTGGGAGATCAACAAGGGCATGGTGGCAGTGGAGAAGAAGGCTCGGGAGCTTTCTACCTCCGTGCGCGGGAAGGCCATCCTCGGGATCAACCCCGGGGCTAGGGCGCTCATCTTCAGCTAGGAGGCACCATGAACTGGCAGCACTACTGGAAGGCGATTCTCGCGTTCCTGGTCCCGGGCGCAGTGATCATCGGATCAGCGGTGACCTCTGGCTCGGACGGCGGTACGACGATCACCTCAGCTGAGTGGATCACCGCGGTCGTGGCGATGATCGTGACCGGTGGCGCAGTCGCGGTCGGACCTGCGAATGCGCCGGCACATACCACTCCCGAGCCTCCTGCGCAGCCTCAGGTGTAGTGGATAGGATGGGATCCATGCCGAGAACAGTGACTGTCACAGGATCCTTCCAGTACAAGAACGGACGTCCGGTCCAAGGCCTGGTCCGGTTCATGCCAAGCAGGCTCTGGGTGATCCAGGAAGAGATCGCCTGGGCCTGCTTGGCACCGGAAGTTCCGCTCGCGCGAGACGGGAGCTTCCTGGTCGAGCTCACGCCGACCGACACTGATGTGATCTGGTGGCGATACCGTGTGGAGTCGCCGGCAGGCTGCTGGGAGCTCTCAGTGCCTTGGGTCAAGACCGGGTACACGCTGAAGGAGCTGGTCAGTGAGCATCATCCTGGGACGCGGACCTAGGACCGACGACGAGCTCTACGAGGTAGTCAAGGCCCTCTGGGGCTACACCATCCCCAGACACAAGGTCTGCTCTGACCACGACGCTCCGTTCGACGCCTTCGCCACCGCCTACTTCAACAAGGAACCGCAGATCCTGATCCACGGGTCTCGTGGTCTGTCCGGGAAGTCCAGGCTGCTCTCGGTGCTGGGCCTCACCGTGGCAGCCATCCAGGGCTCTGATGTGAACATCGTCGGTGGCTCGCTGAACCAGTCGATCAACATCCACAACACCATTCGTGACGCCTGGGAGCACAGCAACGCCCCCTCCTACCTGGTCCGGGAGGAGTCGGCGACCAAGATCAAGCTCACCAACCGGGCCACGATCATGCCGCTCACGGCCTCCCAGAAGACGGTCCGAGGCCCGCACCCACCGACCCTGCTGCTCGATGAGATTGACGAGATGGACCAGGCCATCTTCGATGCGGCCAAGGGCCAGCCGATGCCCCAGAAGAACTGGCAGGGCGACATCATCCGGCCCCGTACTGCGATGTCGAGCACCTGGCAGTACCCGGACAAGACCTTCGCGCACGAGTACGCGCGGTTCCAGGAGGAGGGTCTGCCGATCTTCACCTGGTGCTACAAGGACACCTCCAACCCGATCGACGGCTGGCTGGACCAGGAGACCATCGACCAGAAGCGCCGGGAGATCCCCGCCGAGATGTGGCGTGTGGAGTACGACCTGGGTGAGCCCTCGATCGGTTCCCGTGCCATCGACTCCGAGTCGGTGGAGAAGATGTTCTCGCTGCCCGCAGAGGCGATCCGGGAGTCGGTGAGCAAGGAGCGTCAGGTCCACCGGTTCGAGGACCCGAAGAGCGACGCCGAGTACGTGATCAGCGCGGACTGGGCCAAGGAGCAGGACTGGACGGTGATCACGGTCTCCGACGTGACCCGGTTCCCGTGCCGGGTCGTGCACTGGTCCCGGATGCGCCGGCTGCCCTACCCGGTGATGATCGGGGAGTTCAACCGGCTGATGAAGGAGTACAACGCCGAGGGCATTCACGACGCGACGGGGCTGGGTGGGGTGGTGGCGGACTACATCGACAGGCGGGCGCGAGGTTTCCTGATGACCGGGGCCCAGCGAGACAACATGCTGAGCGAGTACGTGAGCTCGATCGAGAACCACCGCTGGCTGGCTCCCCGGGTGCCGGTGTTCTACAAGGCCCACCTGTACGCCTCGGTGGACATGCTCTACGCGCGCGGGAAGGAGTTCCACCTCCCGGACGAGATCTGCTCGATGGCACTGGGCTACCGGCTGGTCTCCAAGCGCGCGATCCCCGCGCACCCGATCATGATCCCGGGTGACGACGGGCCCACCTTCATCGAGGAGGAGATGCGTCAGAACAAGGACGCGCAGCGGAAGCCCGGGAACTGGGTGGTGGGCTCGGTCCAGAACAAGAGCCTGGAGGTCGCGGAGGACTTGGACCTGATGGTGTGACCATGACCCACGACGAGTACCTCGACCAACTGGATCAGATCGAGAAGTCATGGGTGGACCGAGAGATCAGCGCTGACACAGCGCTGGGGCTGAGGGTGTCAGCCATCATGGAGCTCTGGCGCAGCGAGATGACAGAACCGGGAGACTGAGGGTATGGCAGACGTGCGGCTTCCCCAGGGTGACATCTCCACCTGGGATGAGGACAACGCGGGCGATGAGATCCCCCAGCGCGTCGGTCCGATGGAGGAGCTCGGTGTCTCCGGGCTGAAGCGGGTCTCGGGCTACATCGACGAGGAGTTCCTGCCGGCGCTGCGTGGCCGCAAGGCGGTCCGGGTCTACCGGGAGATGGCGTCCAACGACTCCATGGTCGGGGCGCTGCTGTTCAGCATCGACAAGCTGATCCGTGAGGTCGAGTGGAAAGTCCTGCCCCCGGAGGGTGGGAAGGAGGGCGAGCAGGCTCAGGAGTTCCTCGAACAGTGCATGGAGGACATGTCCCACAGCTGGGACGACCTGATCGGCGAGATCCTCTCGATGATGACCTACGGCTGGTCCTGGCACGAGATCGTCTACAAGAAGCGGATCGGGCCCTGGGAGAAGGACCCCCGGAAGCGCTCCAAGTTCACGGACGGCAAGATCGGCTGGCGGAAGATGCCGATCCGCGCTCAGGAGACCCTGATGCGCTGGTCCTTCGACGAGACCGGCGGGATCCGGGCGATGGTGCAGATGGCCCCGCCTAGGTACGCGACCACGGTGATCCCGATCGAGAAGAGCGTTCTGTTCCGGACCTCCATCGCCAAGGGCAACCCCGAGGGCCTGTCCCTGCTCCGTAGCTCCTACCGCTCCTGGTACTTCAAGAAGCGCCTGGAGGAGTTCGAGGCGATCGGCGTCGAGCGCGACCTGGCGGGCATGCCTGTAGGAAGGGTCCCCGCGGACTACCTGACAGCGGCCAAGGGGACGCCTCAGGCGAAGACCGTGGACGCCTTCAAGAAGATGGTCCGCGGGGTCAGGCGGGACGAGAACGAGGGCCTGGTCCTGCCCACCCAGTACGACCCGGACACCAAGCAGCCGCTGTTCGACTTCGAGCTGATGAGCTCTGGAGGCACCCGGCAGTTCGACACCAACGGGATCATCAACCGCTACGAGCAGCGGATCTTGATGAGTGTGCTGGCCGACTTCATCCTGGTCGGGCACGAGGACACCGGCTCCTACAGCCTGCACACCGACAAGACCGGCATCTTCCGGGCCGCGCTGAACGCGATCACCAAGTCCATCGCGGACACCCTGAACCGGTACGCGGTGCCTCGGCTGTTCGCGGTGAACGGCTGGAAGCTGGATGAGCTGCCCCGGTTCGAGCCCACCAACGTGGACCCGCCGGCGCTGGACCAGCTGGCTGCGTTCATCTCGGCCACCGCTACCGCTGGCATGCAGTGGTTCCCGGACCCGGAGCTGGAGAAGTACATCCGCGAGATCGCGCGCCTGCCGGAGATGACCGACGAGGATGTGGACTACAAGCGGATCATGCTGGAGCAGCAGCAGGCGATGGAGTACGGCTCGGGCCAGATGGAGCTGATCGGGCTGCAGCAGAAGGCCCAGCTGACGGCGCAGGGGATGACCCCGGAGCAGGCCATGATGCACTCCGAGACCCCACACCCGGCCACAGCAGACGCCCAGGCTCAGCAGGCTCAGATGCAGGCCCAGGCCACCAACCAGCCGCCGCCTGAGGACCCGAACGCAGGACCGCAGCACAAGCGCGACCTGGAGCGGATGACGGTCGAGGAGCGGATCGCTGCGAAGACCCACGGGCGGGAGAAGGAGAAGCTGCGGCTCCAGGACACGATGGCGAACCGTGACCACAAGCGGACCAAGGAGCAGATGCAGCTGAAGGACCGCTCAGCTGCGCAGCAGGCGAAGCTGAAGCTCCAGACACAGAAGGCCCCGGTCAAGGCACTGGCCGCGAAGAAGACTGCCAAGACGGCGAAGAAGCCGCCACCGAAGAAGGGGAAGTGACATGTTCAGTGCGTTCGGTGTGGACCACGGTGAGTTCTCGAAGGCGTTCGAGCCCGGGGAGTACGGCTTCAGCAGCGAGGCTGGGCGGAAGCGCACCCGCAAGGAGGTCATGACCGGCTCCAGGATGAGCTCTGGCCATGGCAACAAGCAGCGGATGGCAGCGCACACCTCGATGATGGGTGGGCTCGGAGCCGGACTGGGCGCGCTGGAGGGTGGCATGATCAGCCGCGGCAAGGGTGCTGCGATCGGGGCTGGCATCGGAGCCGCCAGCGGTGCGGGTCTCGGCGCACTGACCGGGAAGGCCGAGAACGTCGAGCGCTCTGCCCAGCGCAACGTGGGGCACGCGCTGAAGCGTGGTGACATCCGCAGGGTGAAGCCGGGCGAGAGGACCACTTCGTTCAAGAACCGGATCGTCAAGGACTGAGATGCCGTACAAGAGCGATGCCCAGCGCCGGTTCCTGCACGCCCGGCACCCGGAGATCGCAGCCAGGTGGGATGCGGAGATCCACGCCAAGAAGAAGAAGGGCAAGGTCTCGAAGATGTCTGCGAGGACCGATGGCTGGTTGAAGCCAGTGCTGGCCGGCACCGTGGCCGGTGGCCTGGCCAACCAGTTCCCGCGCGTGCAGGACATCGAGCGGGAGCACCGCCGGAAGAAGAAGAAGGGGCAGATCAAGAAGATGCTGCTCCCGGTCTCCAACGACCCGTTCTTCAACCAGGAGGCAGCGCAGAAGACGTTCGACCTGGTGATGAAGATGGACGACGACACCGCCGAGGTCTTCTGCTTCGTGGTGGCCTCTGACCTGCTGGAGCGCGAGGTCGAGCAGAACCGGGTGACCCTGCAGAAGCACCTGGACGAGGTGATCCTGAAGCGGCTCACCGACACCAAGCGGGCGATGGCTCGCGCCGTCAGCAAGGGGTTGGAAGACCCGGTGCCGTACGCCCAGGCGCTGGCGCTGATCGACCGTCAGATCAGCAAGGTCTCGCACCGCGAAGACGACGACATCCCGAACTTCGAGTTCGAGCGCAAGATCAAGCGCGACATCGC